GTGACGTAGCTGGCGACAGTGGTATCGAGGTCCGGGTTGGCGGCTGGCAGGCCGAGAGCATTCTTGGCCTCGGCGAGGCTGAGGAGGTCGTAGGTGTCAGCCATTGGGGAGTACCGCCAGAAGGTAGAGGTCGCCACGATCGTGGTGGGTTTCGAAGTGGATCGGCTCGTAGCCGAGGACCTCGAGGTCGGTCAGGAACTGGACCGGGTCAACGTTTCGGTAGAACTCGTCGGGTCGAACCCTGCCGCCGTCGATGGCGCTGTGCGGGGCCCGACCGTGGGTTGCACAGGTGACGAGCAGCCGGCCCCCGGGTTCGAGGTGGGAAGCGATCATGCTGAGGATCTGAGGCACCTGGTCGGTGTGCTCAAACACCTCGGCGCAGATTGCGAGGTCGAATCGGTCTACAGAGGACCAGGTCTCGGCGTCACAGACTTCGTCAACGTCTCGCCCGGCTTGACGGTCTATGCCCCACCAGTCAGCGCCCGGAGCGAGTGCTCGAGGACTGCCGTTGATGTTGAGGCTGCCGACCTCAAGGACGCTCGCTGGTTGCCCAATGTGTTGAGCGATGAAGGCGTATGCCTCAGGATGCATCGGGTGCGGTCTTGCGGGCCCGGGTGGTCCGCTTCACGACTGCGGTCTCCTCGGCCAGTTCGACTGCTGCCGTCTCAGCCTTTGCCTTCGCGACGGTTTCGGCCATGTCGCTGTCGATGAGGGACTGTGCCTCGTCGGCGGGCAGGTCGATGATCTCGCCTCGAGCGGGCCAGGGCTCGCCGTTGCGGGTACCTGAGATGTCGACCTTCATGCGGATCTTCATGGGTTGCCTCCGGGCGTGGTGGCTGGTGGCCGGCCCTACCGAAGCAGGGCCGGCCACGCAACCGGGGATGGTGCTGGACTAGCTGGCACCGCCGACGAAGTGCTTGACGGCACCCGTCTGGTCGATGAGAAGGCCGTCCGTGCGGAGGATGACCTTGAAGGTGACCACGTCGTAGTCGAACGCGAAGTCGCTCGACGTCTCGACGGTGATCCCGTTGACCTCACGGATGAAGTAGCGGGAGAAGTCACCGAAGAGCACCGACTTCGCCGACAGGGCCGGCGAGGCGACGGACTCGTTGATGTACACGGGGTAGCCGAGGATGGTGTCGGCGCCGCCCTGGAGACCCGGGGTGAACAGGTACTCACCCGAACCCGAGGCCGTCAGCTTGCGGGCCTTGCCCATCGCGGTGCTGTTCATCATGAACCCGGCACCCGGGATCGCCCGGTAGGGGGCGGTCACCGAGTAGGCGAGGTCGATGAGGTTGTCGCCGGTGAACGCACCGGTGACGCTCGTGCTACCGGTGACACCGGCGGTCGAGTTGGTGACGATGCCGTAGGGCTTCGACGAGCCGTTGCCGGTCGTCATGTCCGCACGGGTGGCGACACCGATGGCCGTACCGGCCTGGCGGGCGAGGAACGAACCCACGTCCACGCCGGCATCCGTCGCGAGCTCACGCGAGAGCTGGCAAAGGACCAGGTACTTGTACGCACCGAGGGTGCGGACGTTCACGAACGTCGGGTCGGACGCCGACGCCTGCGAGCCCTCACCGACGATCGACGCGGTGGAGAACGCCGAGGTCGTCGGGACGGTGATGTTCTCACCGGTCTGGGTGGTGACGACGGTGGCGACGCCACGCACCGGGTTCGACTGGACGAGGTGCTCGATGATCTGGCCGTAGACGGACGTCGGGGTCGCCCCGTAGACGTTCGACTTCGTGTTCGAGCGGGACTCGAACGTGGCCTGACGGGCCTCACCGCGCACGAGGCGCCGGATCTGCTCGTTCTCGTCGTCCGCCGCGTCCTCGTCGTCGCCAGCGGTGAGGAGGCCACGCACGCCGAGGCGGGCACGGGACTCCTCGATCGCCGCGTCGCGCTCCATCGCGTCAGCGATGGTCTGGCGGCGGGCGTCGAGCTCGTCGAGGTCCTTGTTGATGCGGTCGAACTTCTCGGCCTCCTCGGCCGAGAGGTCACGGTTCTCCGTAGCGGCGTCGTCGAGGAGGGCCTTGGCCTCTTCCCACGCACGGGCGCGCGACTCGGAGATGCGGTCGATGTGCTCCTGGCTCATCTGAATGCACTCCTTCTGAGTGTCTTGAGGGATGGGGTGAGGCAGGGGGTGCTCGACGAGGGGCTGCCGCTGATCGGGCGGTGCGTGCTCGGAGTCCGGGCTGCTGGTGCCGGCATGCCCTGCCGGCGAGGGTCTCAGCGCTTGTGGCTGTAGAGCTGGTGGTACCGCTGTGCGAGCGCCAGGGGCCGAGTCGGTTCTGTGGGCTGCTCGTCAGTGTCGGTGCTTCGCACGGATGCACCGGCGGTCTCGGGGTATGCGGGGTGTCCGGTCACGACGCTGACCTCGTGCAAGGCAACCTCGCGGAGTTCTCGTTGGTCGCCTTGCCAGGTGTCGTCAATCACGGTGAAACCGAAGCTCATGCTGTCCACGACCCCGGATCGCATGAGGTTGGCGAGGTCGCGCGCGTAGGTGGTGTCCGGCAGTTCAGCGTCGACTCGGAGACCGTGCCCGTCCTCAGCGAGGTTCATGGTGCCGCTGCGGGTGGAAGCGAGGACCTGGTCGCTGTTGTGGTTGATGTACATGCGGACGTCGTTGTCACGACCGAGGGTCCGCTTGAACGCTCCGGGGGCAATGGTCTCGGTGAACTCGCCGTTGGCGCGATCCCAGAGGCGCTCGCTCGGGCTGTTGAACACGGCGGCATACCCATGGAAGCGGATGGGCTCGCCATCGGGGGCGTCGGCGGCTCGCTCTTCCACGACGATGCCGGTGCCGATGACGCGCACTTCGCGCTGTCGGCCGTTGATTTCGCGCTCCTCAGCCTCGAGGATGCGCGCTCGGGGCGTTTCGGTCTCGGACATGATGAGGTCTCCTGGGATCACCCACAGCTTGCAGATGCCGTTGGGGTCGATGTCGCCGGCGACAACTTCGCATCCGCGTGGGCCTTCGTAGAAGGCACAGTTGGAGCAGACGAGTCCGGTCGCAGCGAATGGGCTCTGAGCGACGTAGTGCGCGCCATCGGGACCTGATGTCTGGTCGTACGGGCCGTATGTTTCGACGATTGACTCAGTCGCCTCGTACTGGGTTTCCTGACGCTTGTTGAAGCGTGCCGCATCGAGGGATGCTTCGTCCTCGCCAACTTCAATGGGCATGTCGATCATGTGTTGGGTTCCTCGTCCATGCCGACGGGCGGCATCGTCGGGTTCGACGGGGATGCCATCGGGGCGCCCGGGAGGGCCATGACGAACTCGTCGCCGCCCTCGTACGGTTCGAGGTCTTCGACGCGTCGGGCCTCGTTCGGGGTACGGAACCCGGACATGATGCCGAGCTGATGTGCCCTGAATCGGGTGAGCGTGTCGGCCCGAAGAAAGGCTTCGGTGTCGAACCTGACGTACTGCGGGGCGGGCAGCAGAGCCGAGAGGGCTTCTTCGATGCGGCGTAGCCAGGGGAGCAGCGTGTACGTCACGAAGTGCATGCCGGCGCCTTCGTTGTTCTGGTAGGTCTGCGAGTCACCGCGTGCACCGATGAGGTAGGCGGGGACTCGGAACACCCTGGCGACCTGAGCGATCTGGAGTTCGCGTGTCTCGTTGAGTTCCATGTCCGCAGCGGACACGGTGATCGGCTTCCACTTCAGGCCCTGGGTGAGGACGGCGGGCCGGCGGTGCCGGTTGTGCGTGTTCGTCCAGGTCTCTCGGAGGACCTGTGCCTGTTCGGCGGTGAGGTTCGTATCCGTCTCGAGGACGGATGACGGGGTCGCTCCTTCGCCGTAGAACTGCGCCAGATGCCTTTCCATGGCCAGCGCTAGACCGATGGTGGTCTTCTGCATCTCCAATGGAGAGAGGCCCTTGACGGCCTGTGCGGGGGTCCACCACCGGATGTGCAGCATGTCTGCCGGGTCAATGTCGCCGCCGCTGACGCTGTACGTCCGGGTTCGACCGTTCGCTGTCCAGACGCTGACGTTGTTCGGGTGCAGAGCCTGAACGCCGACGATGTCGCGTCGAT